ATAAAAGACTAGATGTAAATACGCATGACAAATCGAATTTAGCCCATTAGAATAATTGACGCATCCTCTTCGGAGGGTGCTTTTAAATTTACATTATGAAAATATTAATAAGAATATTATTATTCCCATTTGTTGCTTCTCTATATCTTATATTCCATATGATTAATTATTTTAAAGCAATGTGGCTTTTTCTTAAGTACGGAGGGACATTAGAAATAAATGATAAAAAACTATGAAAAAATTCCCTTGCTCAGGCTGTGGTGCTTGCTGTAGAAGAGTAGATAAATTATCAGCCTCCTACGAGGGATTTAAAATACCCATCTTTGATAAAGACAGCATGTTTTATTTCCCTTATAAATGGGATGAAACTGGTAAATGTGAAATGCTGATAGATGGGAAATGCTCTGTCTATAACAACAGACCAAACATCTGTAGTGTAGAAAAAATGCGTAAGCTTTTAGGCGAACCTAAGAAGCAATTTTATAAGCAAAATATAGAATCTTGTAATCAAATAATGGATGAAGATAACATACCTTTGTCCTTCAGAATAAAACCATGATTGAAGTAATATACTCTATAGACTGCCACTATCCAGCTCATCCTAGTAAAGTTGATGGAATGGAACTACCAAAGAAAAAACAAAAGTTTAAACGGATAGAAATACCTGAATCGTTTTACGAAGTAGAATTTGATAACGAAGGCCAACCTATATATTCTCCTGAACAAATAGAATTTATTAAAGTAGAATGGAATAGAATAAACGAAGGATACTACTTTATGAATAACGGTATCCCTACATTTATAACAGGAGACCATTATTATTACCTTAATTATTGGACACTAGAATCAGGAGTTACTCCACAGTATAGAGATGCTGATAGAAAATGGTTTCTCTTCTACAACGAATGTAAAAACGATAAAGATATCCTAGGAATTGTTAGGGTAAAAAAACGTAGGGAAGGTGCTACTTCTCAGTCGTCTTGTATACTTACAAAATATGCTACAACAAATGAAAATACTCGGTGCGGTATTATATCAAAGACTGGTCGAGATGCTGAAGATTTATTTCAAAATATGGTTGTTTATGGATTTAGAACATTACCAATATTTATTCAGCCCAGGACAGATGGTACGGAAGATCCTAAAAAGAAAATGATTTTCGTAAAACAATCTAAAAAGAAGAAATCTAACACAACACTATATAACAGAAGAGAAGGACTTAACTCACTTATAGAATGGAGAAACACAGCCCTGAACTCTTTTGACTCAGGAAGATGGAGCATCCTTCTAATAGATGAAGCCTCTAAGTTCCCAACAGAAGTTCCTATTCAAGACTATTGGAACATAGCTAAAAAGACTTTAACAGAAGGGGCTAACAAAGTAGGATTCAGCTTAATGGTATCTACAGTTAACCCACCTAATAACGGAGGACAAGAGTTTAAAAATATATGGGATGAATCAGACCAAGCAAGGCATGGTAGAGGCACTCCTTCTAGGCTTGTACGGTACTTCTGTCCTGCTGATGAAGGTTATGCAGGATTCATTGATGAGTACGGATATAGCATGAAAGAAGAAGCTAGAGAACATATATTAAAAGAAAGGTCTATGTCTAAGCAAGACCAAGATATCAGAGACTATCCACTCAGCGAAATAGAAGCCTTTAAATTTAATGATGTAGACTGTCACTTTAATCTTGACAATATAGAGGCTACCTTGAATTGATTTTTAATATCTTTAATCATAGTATGATTTTACCAAACAGTTTAAGCATTATTGAATATCCAAATATCAGCGTACCTATATAACCTTGTCTTCTAATCTCTAAACATTTAGACTTTCTTTTAATGCTGATAAAGAACAGTTTCTTTCTCCGTATAGAAATCTGCTCATACTGATGTGCGAATTGTTTTGAATAAGTGTTTGTCATAATTGGTTATTTAAAAAGTTCATCTATATCTGATATAGTTCTTTCAGCAACCCACCTTTCTCTCTCAGTCATTTCGTGACTAGCTGATTTTTTATCATCAGCCTTTTTAGTATTAGTTCTTTGTAGTATTAGTTCTTTATCTGATAAGTTCTTATTACTTGTATGCCTAGCCGTTAACGGTTTAGCCGACAACGGTTTTTCCGTCAATGGTTCAACCTGCACTGGTGAGTCATAAACTATATAGCTTCTGCCTATGAATTTACCTTCTTGAGTTCTTATCATATCCATTGCTAACATAAATCCACTAGCTTCAAGCTGCTTAAATATTCGATCCATCTTTTCCCTTCCTATAGCAAAGTGCTTCATAAGTTGTGTCTTGTGTAACACCCAGTCATCAGGTAAAGAAAGTATGTAACATAATACACCTAAGCTATCAGCTTGTAATTTAGATTGAAAGACTTCATTCATCAGTATGGTGAAGTTGTCTTTTCTTTTAGTTCGTTTAATTAAGTTATTAGACATAAATAAAAAGCCCTCAGATTTATAGATAGTTGCGTCATCTACTCCTCTTTGGGCCAATAAGTTTCTTAATGGAATACGCAACACTCCATATGCAAATGTACTATATTTTTTAATAAACCTTAATTATTTTTTCCCCAACTGATAATAAAGTGACATTAAACTTCTCATCATAGTATTTAACTAAGTGACTTACTAGCTGCTCATAACTCTTTTGCTTATTGAATAAAGTTAACTGAAGTACTGTAAAGAACTGTGAATGCCCTATCTCATTCTTATGGGTATCTTGATAGGCCTTGTAAACGAACTGCTCATTGAATATTCCTTTCTCTCTTATCTGGATGTAATAGTCTCTTGTCATAATTCTAAGTATTTAAGTTCAGCCTCTTCAATAAGATCAATTAAATTTAATAGGTTATCAACTGTTAAAATAATATAGTTTGCAGAATAGGTATTTAATTCTACACACCCATCATTATTAAAAATGCATTGAATTTCATCCAGCTCTGCATCTATTATTTTTGCAGTAATTAAACCGTGTTTAATCTTTATTTGCTTTTTCATATTAACATGGGGTATTGTCTATCTCTCTCTCCACATCTTCTGAAGTAGGAGTATGATAAACTAGTTTAGGAATGTTTTTTAAGTAATCTCTTTTGAATGGTATAGAACCATAGTCATCTGTAAACTCCAATCCTTTCTGCATCCTTATTCTTATAGCAGTATTCCTTGGGGTAACATCTCCGCCAGTCTCCTTATTCCTCATCTTGTTTACATATAACTCAGTCACCATCCAATTGTTAGGATCCTGAATGTTCCTATTCATAGTGATAAAGATATCAGCCTTGTTATAAAGTACTGCCCCTCCATCAGCATCAGCAGGATATGGCATTAATTGGTTACCATCCTTATCCCTTTCTCTCTGAGATTGAGTCCTTGTGTGAATAGATATGAAGAGTGATATGTTAGTTCGCTTAGTAAACAAAAGCATATCTGTATACATCTCCATCTCATAGTCATACTTAGATGCCTTGTCAGTCGTTTTAAGGGCATTTATAGGGTCTATCAGAACTCCCTTGATAGAATGATACTTAGAAACCTTTTCAGCGTATTTAAGGATATCTTTATAGACATGCATGGTATCGTTATTAATAAAGAAAAACCTTTCGTTTAACCACTTAATACCCTGCTGCATATGTTCCTCTGCAGACTCCTTAATCTTAACTCCCATATAGAACTCAAGTATCTTCATCTTAAGTGAGGAAACTCTGTTCTCTCCAGTATAAATAACCCATCCCCAATCATACTTCAAAGCAGATAAGAATATCAGCCATAGATTAACAGTTGTGTTATGGGTAGGAATGTAATTGTCGGTAATATAAAGACAATCACTATTCGAAACCTTTATACATTGGCATTCCTCTTGGTGAGAATATTCTATTTTTTCTATATACTTAAATACAGTTTCTTCTCTAGTAGTCTTTAGCTTATCTATTTTCCTTTGTAGTCTGAATGGTACAATACTTGACGGCAGCTTAATACTTATATTGTAAGACAGTTGCCCTTGCTTTTTCTCTCCATTATAAACATAATTTTTAATCCTCTGTTTAACTAATGCTCTACCTCCAAGGGAATTAACTATCTCAACTACTCCATC